GCCACGTAGAAACTTGTATGCGTAAGATACCTGATTGGGCAGATGGCCTGCCAATCGATTGTGAGTCAGGTGTAGGTAAGTCTTATGGAGATTGTGAATAAATGATAGATGAATACATATTTAAAAACGGTTACGGGCCAATTAGACACAACCAAAATGTTGGTGTTAAGGATGATTTTTTGTGTTGCCCCAAATGTGATTCAGTAGAGTTAACTATGGACACAACTTCCATGTCTCATGGGGTAGTGCATGATAAAGATGGTATTATCGCTGGATTTACTTGTAACGGGTGTAGGACACAAATAACTCTTGCATTGTTTAATGGTGATGTAGGTAATTCGCAGCTTACTGCCCGAATAAATTGGGTAGATAGATATGTCCCTTACGAGCCAACTGCTTCTGACAAACTAACAAACTGCTCGCTTACTGGGTACAGCAAAAAACTTAAACAACACGCAGAGAAATACGATCTGTGGGATGTAGCTATAGGCTCCAAAGCTGATGTTCCGTTTAACCCAAAAGAATATGCGACCAAAAATGGAGACTGTGAATGATCTGCATACCGAACGAACGTCATTTTGAACGTAACAATCAGATACGTTACAAATATTACGAGTATGGGTTCTCTCATGCAGAGTTAGCGGTCAAACATAACTTATCAATTAGTCAAGTAACTAAGATAACCAGAGCTTACCCCCCAATGTATGTATATAGAGCAATACCCCGCTGGATGATGCTATATGAATTACTCCACGGCCTCAATGCTCTGTTTGGTATGGAGTATGCAAAGCACGAGCGTACTGGAGACTGCGAGAAGCCGCTGCAATGACGGACGCTTACGGTACAGACCCCCGTTTCTTGCACCGGAATGATTCCCCGAATACAAGTGTAGTTGCGGCATACGCCGTGGATACTACAGTGTTAGAGCGTAAAGTGCATGACGCCATAATAGGTTCTGGGAATGTTGGGTTAATTGCGGATGATATTTTACAGATGTACCCGCAATTACCGTATTCGTCTGTGACCGCTAGGTTCGCCGGGCTTATAAACAAAAAACATATATTCCGGCGTAAAGGTGACACCCGCAAAGGGCGCAGCGGGCGACAACAAATGGTTATGCGTGATATTACCTACAGTGAGGACAACAAAATGACTATAGCCCCGTGGTCTTTCAGTAAAATCAAAGCCTTTGAGCAATGCCCGAAGCAGTTTTACCACGAGAAGATACTAAAGCAGTATCCGGTTCGGGAGTCTGAGGCCATGTTGTATGGCACGCATTTCCATTCGGCGGCAGAGGAATACGTCAAAAGTGGTACCCCCATGCCTAAGAGGTTTGATTATGCTGTTAAAGCGTTGGATAGCTTACAGGCGAAGCAGGGTAAGAAGTTATGTGAGTACAAGTTAGGGCTTACTAAAGACCTAGAACCTTGCGGGTTCTTCGACGAAGATGTGTGGTTCAGGGGCATAGCAGACCTTATTATACTAGATAACGATATAGCTTGGGTTGTGGACTACAAGACTGGTAAGTCCGCTAGGTACGCTGACAAGGGCCAGCTAGAGTTGATGGCTTTGGCTACGTTCAAACACTTCCCCGAAGTTACAGAGGTACGGGCTGGGCTTCTGTTTGTAGTATCCAAAGACCTTGTAAAAGATACTTACAAGAAGAAAGAAGAAGAGCGAATACTCTGGCATAAGTGGCTAACGAATTATGAGAAGATGGAAGCCGCTGCAGAGAATAACGTGTGGAACCCACGTCCCAGTGGCTTATGCAAACGTCACTGCGCGGTCACCGAGTGTGCACACAATGGGAGAAACTAATGGCTTACACTAAATCCCCTCGCCCCTATAAACATGAATACCAGCTACAGAAGAAACGTGGCGAACACGCAAATCGTATGGAGCGACAAAGAGCTAGACGTGAATTGGATAAAAAAGGTGTTAACAGGAAAGGGAAAGACATAAGCCATAACAAACCCCTACGTAACGGCGGCACTAATGCAGATGGGTACAAACTAATGAGTCCCAGCAAGAACCGTGCAAACAACGGTAAGAAGAAAAAAACGTAAGTCTAGGAGATCAGTTTTGGAGATCATAAAGAACAAGGCGCTGCTGCTAAAGCTACGCCATCCACAACAGGTAACTACGGTTATACCAAAGAGTAAAGAAGTTAACGGCAAGGTGTTGGTTAGGTGGGGTGTTGATGAAACCCACGTCCTGAAGAACCTAAACATAAAAGTGCCGTCGCCCATACATGGGCAGTACGATTGGCCGGGTCAGCACAAACCTTTCGCACACCAGAAAGATACCTCTGCGTTCCTGACTATGAACCGTAAAGCCTTCTGTTTTAACGAACAGGGGACGGGCAAGACCGCATCCGCTATATGGGCCTCGGATTTCCTTATGAAGCAGGGGATTATAAAGCGTGTGTTGATTATCTGCCCGCTCTCGATCATGGATAGTGCGTGGCGTAGTGACTTGTTTAGCTTCGCTATGCACCGGAGTGTGGATATAGCTTATGGTTCTGCAGACAAACGCCGCAAGATAATAAACAGCGGCGCTGAGTATGTGGTTATAAATTACGATGGTGTGGCTATTGTACGAGACGACATAATTAAGGGTGGTTTCGACCTTGTAATTGTAGATGAAGCTACACATTACAAGAATGTCCAGACTACTCGATGGAAAACTTTATACCAGATTTTGAAGCCAGACACATGGTTGTGGATGATGACGGGTACTCCCGCCGCACAAAGCCCGCTGGATGCCTACGGCCTAGCAAAGCTAATAAACCCCACAGTAATACCACGTTTCTTCGGGTCGTTCCGCGATATGGTCATGTACAAAATATCTAATTTCAAATGGATACCAAAAGAAAGCGCCGTGGATACTGTATTTAACGCACTGCAACCTGCGATACGTTTCACGAAAGAAGATTGTATGGACCTCCCGGACATGGTGTACGTCAAACGGGAGGTAGAGTTAACAAGACAACAGAAGAAGTACTACAAAGAACTCAAGAACCGTATGATTATGCAAGCGGCAGGTGAGGAGATTACCGCAGTTAACGCTGCTGTCGCTATGAACAAACTCCTGCAAATATCTTGTGGTGCTATCTACACCGATAAAGGTGACACGATAGAGTTTGATATCAAGCATAGGTACAAGGTTCTACGTGAAGTCATTGACGAGTCGAGCAAGAAAGTCCTCGTGTTCGTACCTTTTAAGCACGCCATAAGTATCCTAGCAGACAAATTAAATTCCGATGGTATCAGCAACGCAGTTATCCAAGGGGATGTGCCAGTCGGCAAACGTACGGATATATTTAAACGCTTCCAAGAACAGGACGATCCTCGTGTCCTTATTATCCAACCAGCAGCCGCAGCCCACGGTGTAACACTTACCGCCGCAAATACTGTGGTTTGGTGGGGTCCAACCAGTTCGTTAGAGACCTACGCTCAAGCTAACGCTCGCGTACATCGGGCGGGGCAGACGCACAAATGTACTGTAGTCCAGCTACAAGGTTCTCTTGTAGAGAAACATGTTTACCGATTGTTAGATAGCAAGCTAGACGTTCACACACAAATTATAGATTTATACAACAAACTACTTGACTAACTTATCCCTTGCTACTAGATTGCAGTCCCTACAAAGATTTGGAGGTGCAGAATGAGTGGTCAGCTAGATAAGATGACTAGAGTTTACCTGAAGATAAAAGCAAAGCGGAATGAACTATCCGCAGAGTTTAAGGAAAAAGACAAGGACTTGCAGGAGCAGCAAGACCTTATAAAGAAGGCGTTACTAGACCATTGCAAAGAGCATGAGGTCGAGAGCGTAAGGACTTCAGCAGGACTCTTTTACAGGGGTGTAAAGACTCGGTACTGGACTAGCGATTGGGAGTCTATGTACAAATTTATAGCCGATCAGGAAGTACCAGAGTTTTTGGAGAAACGCCTTAACCAAGGGAACGTAAAACAGTTCTTAGAAGAGAACCCCGAGAGTGTACCACCGGGGCTAAACGTGGACAGTGAATACATAATATCAGTTAGGAAGAAATAATGAGCGGACCTTATGTACCGATTGAAGACCTAGCCAGACACTTGCATGTGTCTGTGTCTACTATACGTGGGTGGGTTAGGAACAAACACATACCCGAAGACACCTACCTGCGTGTAGTCAACACGTATCGTTTTTCTATAGACGATGTAACTGCCGCATTGTCAGCGGATAAAGGCGCTATTGATACGCCTACTAGTGAAGTAGATGAAGATTTATGAGGCGTATAAGCATACGTGATAAGATGTTTAGTGAGCACGATGGTGCGGAAGAAGCAGTCGTCATAGACGGAGAGTATGAAGCCGTTATAGTAAATGCTGCTTTCGTATCAAGGTCGTACTACGAGGGGGAATATAACCCAGACAAACTATCACTACCTACTTGTTGGTCGGCTGATACACAAATGCCATCTGCTGACGTACCACAAGGACAACGCCAAGCAGCCAGATGTATGGATTGCTCCCATAATATACGGGGGTCAGGCTACGGAAGCAGTAGGGCTTGCAGGTTCGCGCAACAGATA